AGGGACAAATATCCGGGCCGCTTTATTGTCATGTGGGTACTCTCAGGTTCGAGTTACCACAAGCGGTATCCTTACTTTCAACAGGTCGCCCAAGAGCTTGTAATCAAGAATCCCGACGTGCTGCTGATTTCGGTAGGAGACGCCGAATGCGCACTAATCGAGAGGTCGGAATCGAACCGCTATCTACCCAGGGCGGGGAAGTGGCAACTCAGAACCAGTTTAGTGATGACCAAATATGTAGACTTAGTGATTGGTCCAGAGACTGGTATCTTGAATGCGGCTGGGTGTTTCGAGACTCCAAAGATTACGATGTTGTCGCATTCGAGCCATGACAACCTTTGCAAATACTGGAAGAATGACTTCTGCATAGCTCCTGACCCGAAAGAAGTGTTTTGCCATCCCTGCCACGTCCTGCATTACATCCATTCAGTCGGAATTGAATGCCCGACCTGTAAAGGTAGCACGCATTCCTTTAACAACAGTAGCGGCCCTTCCGGGGCGGGAACCGTGTGGACATGCCCTTACGAGATCCCCAACTCCATGAAAGATGCCTCTGGAGTGGGGCCGCCATCCCCGCTATGCACTACCAGGCTGTACCCACAAAGGGTGCTGGCACGCATAAACGAGGTGCACCGTTTGTGGCTCTCAGGGCAGCACAGACACCCGCAACCGCTGGTTAGCATAGGGCAACCTAGTTCCATGCAGCATCCGGCGTTGTTGCGCGAAACACCGCAGGTTAATGGAGCGTTGGCTTGAGCGAGTCATTGAACCTGGGCGCTATCCGGGCTCAAGTCGAAACGTATTTGCTCAACACCTCGACCGATGCCAACTCGCTTTCCTGGGGAGTGCAGGAGATCAACGACTACATTAACGAGGGGGTATTTTATACCCAGCAGGTAACCGGCTGGTTTGAGGAATTCTCCAACATCACCTGCACCGCTTCGGTCTCGACGTACACGGCAGCGAACAGCGTCTACCAGTTTCAACGCCTGACTTGGGACCGCGTATTCCTGCCGCAGACCAACGAGTACGAGCTAGATCGGGATGATCCTAGCTGGCGGGCGGCGCCGGCCAATAACCCCTTCCGGTTCTACTTCCCGCAGATGGGCCAGCAATACCAGATCACCCCTTACCCCACACCTTCACAGAACGGGGTCAGCTACACGGCATCGCAGGAAACCGGGGTAGTGGCTCAACTGCTGAACGACTTAGGCCAGCCGGATAATACTTATTCCTTCAGCCAAGAGACGGGAATCGTAATAGGGGTAAGCGATACCAACGGAGCTATCATCTACTTCCGGCCTGACTTCATATCTAACCCCTTCACCACGGTTAGCGCGGACGTGGGCGAATTGCAGATTTACTCCACCGATGAATTGAACATTGGAGCTGCCGTTGTACGCATACCGGACACGATGGTGCTCGATACGGATACACCCCAACTTCCGGTGCAATGCCACTTCGGACTTGTGTTTTGGGCAGTGATGAAATGCTTTCTGCGAGAAGGAGAGTTTCAAGACTTGGAATTGGCACAAGTATGGTTTCAGGCGTATGGCGATTGGATGGAAGCGGTCCTGGAGAATAAGGCCAGATGGTGGAGTACGCGCGTACGTTCGCTCGAACCGTTTGAAGAGGGAAGTCTTTTCGCGCAGCGCATGAACAGCATTGGCTACCCGCTTCAGCTTGATTTGAAACCGTCTTACGGCACATGATCCGCAATTTCACGCTTTCAGACTTCCGCAACAAGCTGAAAATCTATCTGAATGAAGTCTCTGCCGATGGCCTGTGGACCACCGCCGAGCTGAATACCTACATCAACCATGCCGTGCTTAGAGTCGTAATGGACTCGCGCATCCTGCTAAAAGACGCTCCGGTTAACGTCGCTGCCAATGTCGCATATTACAAGATGCCTGCCGATCTGCTTACCCCGATGTGGATCTACGGTCCTACGCTGTGGGGCAGTCTCAGGCTCTTTCCCTCTTTCCTGCTTTCTCTCGATAAGCAATATGGCGGGATGTATCAGTGGGAGAAGGACAGTGCGAATCAATCCCAAGGTTTTGTCCCTTTTAGTTATGACTCTTTTATACTGTGGCCTCCTCCTTCGACAAATACGACGGTCAATCACCACTACGTGCCTAATCCGGCGACGCTTGTAAACGATTCTGACACTACTTCATTGCCGCTTGTCGCTCAGTATGCGGTGAAGTTCTACGCAGGCTATCTAGCTATGCTCAAGAGCGACGTGCAAAAAGCCATGAAGATTCGGGAAGTCTACAAGCAGCGCATGGTCTCAGTTTTGGAATTGACCAGGCATCAGGATCAAACCAGGCCCACGGTAATGTCTCCGGGGAGAAGCTTCGACCGTTCGATGGCTAATCCTTCCATCCGTGCTTATCGCAACTCCAAGCGCTACTACTGATGGTTCTAGCTTACATTCTCAGGCACGGCGTCACAGACTTGAGCCCCAAACATGAAGGCCAAACGCAGATCCCCATGAACGCATTCGGGATCTCGCAGATCCGCGATGCTGCCAATTACATCAAGGATCAGCTTAAGCAGCAGCCGGGCTGGGGCATTTCCTCAGACCTGAAAAGGGCAGAACAGGCATTAGAAATATCCGCTGGCATATTGGGCCTGGAGACCGTCCGCCCCATAGCCGATCTTCGCAACCTAGGTGACGATGAGACTGGCGCGCAGTTTGAAAAGAGACTTACGCGAGCCTTCAGCGCCATCCTCGATACACGCAAAAAGACCAAGAGCATTCCCCTTATAGCTACGCACCGATCGGTTAGCGCATGGGTGTGCAAGCAATACGGGTACGTCAGGCAGGAGATGGATTACACCCGAGTTAGCGTAGTCTGGGAGGGTGGGCTAGTTGTCATTGACTCCAACGGCGCTCGCCCAATCTATAAGCCACTCGTACAGAACACCGCAGAGGATATACAGCCCTTTGACGGCACGCACACCGCTGGATTCGTGACAGGCAAGACCAATGTACCGCCAAGGGAATGCGGGAATTGCAAGTGGGAGCACAAGAGCGAATGCCATCATCCCGTAGTTACAGCCGATGACGAACTCGGGTTGCTGTACGAAAAGAAGCGCAACAAAGAAGGCTACTGGCTAATCGACTCAGACGATTGCTGCGACAACTTCCAAAACAAAATCCTACCTGTACAGACGGCGGTGCACTAAATGGCTCGAATCATCACAAAAGGGCAGATCGGTTTAGAGGATATGGCAACCGGGACCAGCACATTCACCCGTGCTACCTCTACGGGCGGTACTCAGTCGCTTACCCAGATCCCCATTTCCATCGCTGGCGGGGCATTGACCCTGCTAGGCAATACTACCCTCGCCTCCGGTGTAGTACTTAACACCTGCACTCTGAATTCCTGCACGCTGAACACTTCCACTCTAACTCAGCCATCCAATGGCAACAGCGTTACACTACTGAATCAGCAAACAGGTAATGCTACCTTAACCGGGAATGGGGCAGATCAGACCGTCTTTACCTACACGATTCCAGCGAACACGATAGGTGCAGGAAAGGGTTTTCGTGTCAGGATTGCCTTTCTGCATGCAACTGGGAGCGCTTCCGTAACCTATAAATTGATACTGGGGGCGAGCACTATCGAGAGCTTGTCCTATGCGAATCTTAATAACACCGCCTACGATGTTTTTACGTACGAGATATTCAATGCCTCTGGAGTCCAGAACGTTCAAAATGTACTGCGACAATCTTTGGTGAACCTCAGTACGGGCATCATCACCAACGCACTGCTAGTGTCCTCCTCGGTAGACCTGACCGTATCGCAGGCGCTCAAGTGGACATTCAATGTCGCCGCAACGGATCAAATCATACAGAAGTTTTGGCTGGTGGAGTTGATCCAGTGAAATGGCTTAGATGGTTCTGGGCAAACCTAACACGGGTTGGTAACAATGCCGACTTCGTAAACGCGGGAGACGATGTTCGTTACGATCCTTTCGGCATCTCTTCTTGGATTCAAAGGCATCTTTCGTTCAAGTCTACGCGGCAGTATGTACCCGGAATCTTTGTGGGCCTCTTCCCTCCGTTCGTGGCGATCAATACACCTCTGTCTTGGAGTGGGAAGAGGTATCTGCTGACTCGGGCGGGTTGGCGCTACGATCACGGCTGGCCGGGATATATCTTTGAGGCCACGATCAAGGTATTGGATCACGTCACCATTTACTGATGGCTTCGCAGTTCGGTCCCTTGTTTGGCTTGCTTATGTCCCTGCCGCCAGCTACGGCACATTTGCAACAAATGCCGCCACCTATACCAGAGAACCTAGATCGTCAAACTGATGTCCTTAACCACATGAAAGGGGTCTGGAAGAGTGTTGGTAATGGAATGACGGGAATAGAGTGGGGGTTCAGGATAGATAAAGCAGCCGACAATGAGGGATTGTCAGTCGTGCCCCACCCTAACGACCACATGATGCATCACGCGACTTTTCCGGGCACCGATAACACGGTTGCGGAGTTCCACAACCACACGCACGGACATGACCCAAAACCATCGGATATAGACAAAGCCTTAGGCGACAAACACAAAATAGACATCTACACCTTTGGCGAAGGCGGATTGTACAAGTACGACTGGCGGACTCGGAAAACGGTACTTCTCAAGGGCGGTTTGGAGTGGCTTAAGTAACAAATGGAGCAGATTTTCTCAGATTTCAGCGGCGGTATGAACGCTCTCGCGGGAGTCGATAAGCTCGATCCCAAGGAGTGTTTATTAGCTGAGAACGTGCGGCTGGACGAGACAGGAAACGTAATCTCCGCTGGCGCATTCACCCACCAGAACTCTATAGCTTACGCCTCCGCTGGTGGGACATCAACGAATAACGCCCACTCACTCTATTGGAATCCGAGCCTTGGTGCGGTTACTGGCATAGGGCAAGATGTGTTCTTTGGCAAGACGCTGGGCGGGCAGGCTAGTGGATTGGCAGGCAGCAACACCTCTCAGCAGAAGATGTCTTTTGCATCTGCTCCCAACCGCGTGTATTTCGATGTTGGGTCTACGGGCTATTGGTCAGACATGACCAACCTGTTAACTGTAGACTGGCCCCCGCCCAATACAGCCGGAGCTACGGTTACGGGACCGACGTTAGTTGGCACGGGAACCGCTACAGGCTCTGGGGTTGCTTGGGGCAATACCGGGAATATAAACTCCACTGACACGACACTGAGTACAACCGCCGTAGTAAACCTCACCACTGGCACGCTCGTTTCCAATAATCTGCGGGCCACGATGACTACGAACTCATTTGCGGTCAGCACCGTCGCCGTAACCGGAATAGCAGCGTCCTTTGTGGCCGGTAATGCTTCCTCGACAAGCACCGGCACGGTAGTCATTTCGTTGCTCAAGGGCGGGATTCCGGTAGGAACTCCCAAATCGATCTTGGTTGCCGGTAATGCCATAACGACCTACACGGCGGGCAACTCTTCCGATCTCTGGGGGCTATCTGCGGGTGGTTGGGCGCAGGGCGACATCAATGCGAGCACTTTCGGATTCCAAATATATTACGTTGGCAACAGTGCGCCACTGACGTTTCGTATCAACAATGGCAGGATGACCGTATACCAAGGAGCCGGTTTCGGGGCGGCTGCTGGCGCATCGGGAGCGCTTACTGGGACTTACACATGGAAGGTCACATTCGTTGCCGCGAACGGAGAAGAGTCGGATGGAAGCAATGATAGTGGATCTGTCCCACTGTCGGCCCAGCAAGGTACATTGACTTCATTGCCTACCGGAGACGCCAGAACCACGGCGAGAAACATCTACCGCAAAGGGAACACCCTTACCTCGCATTATCTCGTGGGAACTATCAACGACAATGTGTCCACTACATTCAGTGACAACCAGACCGATGCGGCCGCATTAACCGCAGGCGTGATTCTGGCTGGAGACGTGCCGGGAGATTATCCCAACACGCGCATTGGAAGCCTGAATGTCCGCTTTCCAGTTCTCCACTATGACCGCATCTTCTGGATTGTTCCGGGAACCAATAAGCTCGTTTGGTCTAAGCCCCTGAACGGCTTCGCCTATCCTTCTATCAACTTCCTGAACGTGGGAGACTCCAAGCCCTGCTCTCGTATCGTCTCGATCTTTGGTGAGCTTATCATCATCAAGACGGACTCTATTTGGCGGCTTACCGGAACCGATGAATCGAGCTTCGATCTCTCTCAGACTCCTTCAGCCGTAGGGACAGATCAGCCGTTTACGGTAGTAGCGAATCCTGACAAGATCATTTTCGCCAATCGTTGGGGATTGTGGGTCTTTAACGGCTACACCTCGCAGCCGCTTACTCCCAAGCTTGATTTGTGGTTCAAGCAGGACGACAGGACGAATGAAGAATTGTTTGGCGTCAATGGCTTCCATCCCCCTGAAGTCGCAAGTACGACCGTTCCACTGAACTTTGAGGCAGTAGGGAACAGCGATAAGTATGTGTGGGCTTATGCCGAAGCAGGACAGGCAGCTAACAACTCCATCCTCGTATTCGATCTCAAACACGCCAACATCACCAAGCGCAAGGCTTCCGTGCAGCCGCTCTCACTTGCCATTGATCCTGTAACTGGCTTCGTCTACATGGGCGATAACTCAGGCTTCGTTTCATTGCTTGATGATTGGGCCGGCCCGACTGGAGGTGGAAATCCAGTTAACTTTGATTTCCAGACTGGCTACATCGACCTGCAAAGAGGAAGCAACAAGGCATTATGGGCGCTCGAATTCTTTGTCGACACGGACGGCCAAAATCTGACGCCCTCGGTCTACTACGATAACGGCGTAGGCAATGAAACCCTAGCAGCCATTTCCACCACAAGCCTCCAGCGGGTTGTCCGTACCTGCGAGGCAGGGAACGCTCGCAAGATGCAGAACTTCTCGGTGCGGCTGAATGGCAGCATCAACCCGGTCAACGTAAGCGGTCAGCCACAGATTCAGCTAGTACATATCAAGGCGCTGTTCGATCTCCGCACCGGAAGGGCGAGAACGGGTCAGTGAGCAGGCGCGGGAACGTAGCCAGATTGCCTTTGCCGCCGACTGTGAAGGGAACCATTCAGGGTGCGGGTGAGGATGCCAAGCTTTTGCGTGACCATATCGCGCAGATGACTACGATCCTAAATCAGGGCTTGCAGCAATTACAGAATCGAGTCAATACCATCCAGCAGACAGGAGCCAAGACGCCACCGACTGTTACGGGTCTTACCGTAACGGGGAAGCAGGGGCTTTTTCATCTGACGTGGAACCGCATTGCGCATGTGGATGGCTACGTAATTACGCAGGCTTCCGATTCAGCAATGAGTAATCTTGTCGGGAGGCATCCCGTACCGGATGGGGATGCCTGCACATTCCAGATTCCAGTTGGCAACGTCGCGGTACAAAACTGGTTTCAGGTCTACGCGTACCAGGGTCCAAAGTACAGCGACCCATCAAACATCGTGACAGCTACGACTGTGGTTTACACATCTAGCGAATCTGCGCCGCCTAACCCGCCTTTAGCACCACGGCAACCCAAAATCGCTCCAGTGAGGTCTGGCCCTAACCTTTGAGTAGCGTACCGCTGATAAGTGCACTGCCGCAGTTTGGTTCACAGACACCACCGGACGACCTTGCTGCTGCGAATCCGATCTTCCAGGCGCTTCTATCCAGTACAGGTGGCAATCTTAAAAACGTGGATTCGCTTGCTGCGTCACAGCAGGGATACGGGCAGGCGCTTAGCCTGATGTCTCCTGGTGGGGGATTGAGCCCTCAGCAAGGCGCACAGTTCGGGCCGTTATTCGGGCTAATCATGTCGTTGATGGGCGGGCAACAGACGCCGGGAACCGGAGGGCAGCAATGAGTTTTCTAGCGCCATTACTAGGCGGCTTGTTTTCAGGATTGCTTGGCGGGGCGGCGGGATCAGCCAATACCCGACCGCCAGCACTCAATCCAACACAGACCAATGCGCTCAATGGTCTCATTCCCAGCCTCATGCCCACGGCTACGGGCACTCCGAAGATTGACCCAATCCAGCAAGCTTTGATGTACGGGCAGATAGCGCAATCTAGAACGGGCGCAGATACGGGCATTACTCATTCTCTTGTCTCACGTGGGTTGGGACGATCCGGGATATTGGGTGACGCCTTAATCCAGAATCAGAACAAAGCTCAGCAATCCCAGAACGAAGCCAATCTAACACTCCAGCAGCAAGCTGTTCAGCAAAAGCAACTGAGTATTCAGGATCTTCTAGGACTACTGAATGTTAACGCTACGCCGGGACAAAGCAAGGGCGGAGGATTCTTGAACGGACTGGCTCCGGTCTTGGCCTACTCCATTCAGAATATGGTGAACTCGCGAAATTCAGGCAATGGCAGTTCTTTCCCCGGTGGAGTTATTCCCATGTATAACCCCACCCTAGAAAACACACCACCTAATAACTTTAATGGCCTTCCAGCGGTATGAGGAGTGAGGAACCATGCCCGTTGACACGCGCATAAACATCCCGTTTAACCCGCAAGAGGGAATTACAGGCCAGATCCTACAGGCCATCCAGCTCGCCAATGAGCAGCACCACCAACAGCAGCAAACCGGAATCCAGCAACAGCAAGTCAATCAGCAAGGCGCATTAATCCCGAGCGACATAGCGCAAAAGGAAGCCGCCACCGCTCTCGATAACGCAAATACCGCGACGGCAGAATTCAACCTTAAAGCTCGCAAGGATATGTTCCGCAATCTCACGGGAACGGATCTTGATGCGCCTCCAGGGACAGCGCCAGCCGCAACTGGTGGAACGATAGCCGATACAGTCGATAGCTTAATCCAAGATCCATCACTCTCTGGCACCGAGAAGCAGGCTCTAGGCGTTGCTGGCCGTCAGGCCATGTTGAAGGCTTACCAAGACCCCGCGAATGCAATGGACAGCGTTGTTTCGACGTACAACGATATTCTGAAGCAGCACGGAGACAACACTAGAGCTATCAAGACCGACACGCGGCAAGACAGCGGAAGCGCTACCGGCTATTCCATCATCGGCACTCGCCCCGATGGGTCCGAAGCGTTCCGGCATCCCTCCCAACCGCCTACACCCAAGACGCTCGATGAAGCCACGTCACTACTCGGCTCTGCGTCGTTGGCCTATCAGCGAGACGCTACTCCCGGCAACAAGGCAGCCCTCGATCTTTACCAGGCTCAGCACGACGCGATGTACAAAGACCATTTGGCCGAAGTAGAAAAGCAAGCTCGGGCCACAGCGCAGACTCACGGCGCAGACGTAGAAGCGATGTACAGAATCGGAAAGAATCCCGTAACAGGAGAGACCCTCAACCTAAGCAACGCTCCCCCTAGCGCATTAGTCAATCCGGCTACCGGGGAAGTCGTACCGCAAAACATGATCGCGCTTTATAAGCCTACCATGAACGAACGACAGACAGCAGACACGGCTAGGCAGGTACTGGCAATCTCACAAGACCTAAAGAACGAAGTGGCTAAGAATCCTGACCTGATCGGGCCGCTCGCCGGCAGAAGCAAGGAAGGCTTACAGAAGCTCGGTCTAAACTCTGCGGACTCTTCCAAGCTGTTAGATGATCTTAGCTTCCTTCAATCCGCAGCTACCAAGATGCACACCGGAAGATTCTCGGCTGAGATCATGCAGAAGATGGGAAGCCTCATCAAGCCGGGAATGAATGCAGATGAGTTCAGGGGCGGTCTCGAATCCATCAACGACGTAGCGCAACGCTATGCCAATGAAGATAAATTGACGACCGTCTATGAGTTCCAACAGCGGCAGAACTTTGAGAATCAAGGACAAGCGCCAGTACGACCGAAGGGTGTTCCCGATAACGCCACTTGGGATCAATCCACAAGGACGTGGAACGCTCCGTAGATGCCTACCACTTGGGACGAACACGGCAACGTAGTAACGGCCCCAGCGACTAACAATCCTGGCTTACCGTTCCATCCTGAAGCTGGAGCAAAGCAAAGCTGGGATGAAAACGGCAATCCGATAATCTCTCCACAGCAAGCGGCCACCTCTCAGAGCCAGGGTTTAGCTCCTACCGGGAAAGCTCCAGTTGGCGTTCAGATGAAGCAATCTCTCCTGGCTCCTGCTGGTGGAACATTCAACCCCCTAGCCGCTAGCGATCCGGACAATCCAATAACCAAATTCTTGAGTCTTCCACAAGTGCAAGCCGCAATGAACATGATTGGGCCAACATCTGGCGCGACGGCGACAACGGAAACCGCTGTCAACTTAATCAACAAGCTCCCCAGCGCAAAAATCGCCAGCGCTTCTAAGGCATTTCAAGAGCTAGAAAATGCGATTGGTGAGCATCCCGTAGCCATGACGGACGAGTTAAAAACAGCCCTAGATAATTTGAAGGAGTTCACTGACGTTACTGGCCGTAATCCTCCCTCGGTGGTTAATAAGCTAGTCTCGCGGTTCGCTGACATTGAGCAGGGGAAACTTACCTACAAAGAAGCGCGAATGGCGTACTCCGATCTAAGCGATCTTTCTGCCACTGACAAGATGGCTACAAATGCGAAGATGAATCGCCTTCTTATCCCTGTAAAGCAAGCGCTTGGGGATTCGATACAGAACACCCTTAATGCAGTTGGAGGCTTACAGAAATATCAGACGGCGATGGGCAACTTTGCAAGCGCGAAGGGTATGACTGAATTCGGAGAGAAATTATTTAAGGCACTGAAGATTGCTGGCGTTTCGGCGGGGGCTGCTGGTGGGGTCTATGCAGGTTACAAGGAACTCACTAAGTGACCTCAGTAACAATCGGTCGTAGTGTTATCTCCCAACTTCCAACTAAAACAGTGCAACGAAGGTGAGATTGTCGGTGGTGGCATGGTTACGATAGGGCTAACCAAAGAAGTGGCTGGCTGTTGTGGAATTACCGAAAGCAGGACTGCCGAAAGTCGCTGCTGGAGGCCTTCGGCAAAACCAGCAAGAGATACTGCGGCGAGCCTCCAAGCAACATTCATGTCGTGTATGGCTGCATGGCATTCCTCTACGGTGCCACAGACAGAGGCTTTTTCACTGGCCTCATTCGCTGCCTTAACGTGGAATGGATCGGTTGAGTCTTCCGAATGTGATGGCGACACAGTTGTAGCCGTTTGCGGAAGCGCTTGGGATTGGGCGTGAGCTGAAATGGCTAATGAAATAGCAAATACAAGCATGGCTGGCCGCATAGTGCCTAAATCGTATTCCCATGCAGGGCTTTTGCAAGTCGAAGAGAAGGCGAAACATCCGTAAATCTCAACGATTCGTGAGGTCAGATGACGAACTGGCTAAAGCGGCAGAGTTAGCCCAAATCATCTCGCAACTGCAAAGCGAGGGCTATGAAGTCGCATTGCAATTCGGCAACCAAGTCTGTTTTCGCAAGGTCCGTGTAACCCTGGAGGATAAATGTCCATCTTCGTAGCCATCGTAATCAGCTTAATCGCAGGAGCGGTGCTGGACCACTTGTTTTTCGTGGATGAGGAGCACTTGATAAATCAGGGCAAAGAGATCGCGTATCGAGAGATTGTAGACGCCAAAAAGCTCGCTTCCAAACTGTAAGGAGCCACACCGTGAACTTCCCAAGCTTCGAGCATGGTCCGGCTACGGACGTAGTTGGAGTGCTGGTAGCAGCGCTAATAGGTTGGAGTGCCAAGCGCGCTTGTTGGATGCGCTCGGTGGACATCAAGTTAGCTGAATTTGGAACCAAGATGGACCTCGTACTGAAACACTTGGGACTCCTCTGACACAGCCTGATTGGGATTGCGCAATCCTAGCCTTGACCCTCTGGCGCGAAGCCCGCGGAGAATCTAACGAGGCCATGCGAGCCGTGGCATGGTCAATCAGGAATCGCGTCAATAAGGGCGGCTGGTTTGGTAGTGGTTGGGCTGCCGTGCTATCCAAGGCATTTCAGTATTCCTCGATGACGGCACCAGGCGATCCTAATCTGATTAAGTGGCCTGAAGCTTACGAGGCTGCGTGGCAGCTCTGCATGGCGATTGCAACGGAAGTCTTTGAAGGTATCGGGACAGACCCCACAGAAGGCGCTACGCACTACTTCTCACAGAACAATCCACCGCTATGGGCGATGAAGATGCGCCATACGGTGGACGTTGGGCAATTCCACTTTTATGAGCAGATTTGAGGGCTATCTAAATCTCAGCAATCGGCCTTCGTCATCAACCAGAACGGTAGTCGGTTTCCCTGTCTGGAATACGAGAATTGCTTCGTCTGGCAAATCCTTCCATTGGTCAAGTTCCCCCTCATATTTTATTGGGGTGCCAGTTAGAACGTCTACGCATGCGGCCCTTAGAGAGCCTAACGAGACTTGCGCATATGAAGGGCCGTTGCCGCTAGCTTTTCGTAATTCAGCTACCGCCTTGCGGATATCTGCAACCGCCAATTCCATGAAAGGAATATAGCATGGCTTTCGATCTAGGCTCAATCATCGGCTCCAATGTGGGCGATGCGATTGCTAAGGTTATTGGTTTATTCAAGGTCGATCCGACCGTTGCGCTGGAGAACTCCGAGAAGGTAGAGGAGCTGAAGGCTAATCTTCAAGGCAAGCTGGTTGACCAAATCTCAGCGCAGATCGAGGTGGACAAGGCTGAAGCCGCGAACGCGAATATGTTCGTTGCTGGATGGAGGCCATTCATCGGTTGGGTTTGCGGGATAGGCTTGCTGACCCAATTTCTGATTAACCCCTTCGCTACTTTTATTGCTGCTCTACTCAAGCACCCCATCGCCTTTCCAGCACTCGACCTCGGGACTCTTTTGACCCTGCTATTCGGGATGTTAGGACTAGGCGGGATGCGTACGTACGAAAAGGTGCAGGGCGCACCGGGAGCTGACAAGCTTCAGTGACGCCGAACTATTGGACTATCCCCCTCGCGGAGTTGCGGGGCCTGCTTACTGGACTGCGACATGCCGGCGTCCATGAAGTCACCACGGATTCAGACGGCCAAATAATTAGCGAGAAAGACCATCACTACCTCGGTTGTAAGCGGTGCTTGATTGAAGACATCATCCAAGATAGAGAAAAGGCGTCTATGGCAACGCGCAGCACAGCGGCGCTACGAACAAACGGAAAAGGGCAGGGAAACTCGGAGGCGCTATGAACGGACCACGAAGGGGAAGAGAAAGCATAGGCGCTATCGTCATCGACCAGAAGTCAGAGAGCATGAAAATTGGGTAGCTCGCTCACGCAAACGGTTGCGGGCTATTCGGGCGACAGCGCTTTAACCCCGCGCACCACAGACTATCTCCGCTCCCTTGAGCGGCAGATGGCTCCTGATTGCATCAAAATCCAAACTGGAATGCACTACGGCGAACAGGCCAAGTATGTCACTGCGCGCATCGAGGAAAAGGATGCGCGCAAATGGGGAACACTCGAACTCATTCAGCTTACAGATTTGCAATTCGGCCATTCGCTCTGCAAGGTGCAGCGGATCATCGAATACCGAGACTGGATACTTTCAGCCCCAAATCGGTTTATAATTATGACGGGGGATAATATCGATGCCGCCACCATCTTTAGCCCTGGCACTCCTTGGGATAATCTATTTGGCCCTCAATCGCAAGCGTATCGCTTTGCAGAAATCTTTGCCCCAGCGAGACACCGCATCCTTGGGTATGTTGGTGGGAATCACGAACGCCGCGCAATGCCAGCTTTTGGAGACATTGGAACCCTCATCGCAACTCTGCTACGTGTACCATATTCAGCGGGACAGCAATTCATTGATGTCCATTTTGGGGAACATCGGCCTTTCAAGGTGCACACGTGGCACGGGGTGGGTGGAGCGCGCACGAAAGGCGCTGTGGCCCAGAACCTCGACCGCATGATGCAGCGGGGCGACTCCCAGCTCTACCTCTGCGGCCATTACCACCAAGGAATCGTGTTACCGGGATGGCGCACAGAACGCGACATTCGAGGCCGAATCAAGCTGGTAAAGATCATGGGAGCGGTAGGAACGAGCTTCCTTGAGTTTTACGGCGGCTACGCAGAAGTCATGGGCCTAAACCCTTCAGATACTCTCATGGCAAGAGCCATCCTCGAACCGAATGGCAAGTGGGAACTAACCCTCCGCTAGCTGTGGAAATACGGCTAATCCCCTAAGCATTTCCCTGTAAGTAGTTCAGCCTACAACACATAAAATAGTTGCAAATAGTGCTTGCATTCCTACCTGTAAGGCCGTATATTCCCCTTCGTGAAACGCAACGTAACAGAATATATACACTTATCAACACCTGGGCGCAAAGCGGTACCAGTTAGTACACGCAAGCGTCCACGGCTTCTTAGCGAGGAAACTCGCAGCACTCTTGAAAACCTCAGATTAGATCGCGGTCTCAGCTATAAGGGTCTCGCTGCCTTAATCGGCGTTCACTACTCGACGCTTTGGCGGGGACTCAACGGCCACGGGCTCTATGACACGGTAATCTTCAAAATTGAGCGTTTTCTGGAGAGATTGCGTGCGCCCAAATTCTAATAGCTCCTTCCGGTGCTCGATAAACCAATGCGCTCGCATCGCTTCTGATTCGAGGCGGATGATTTCTTTGTGCAATGCCGCTTCCTCCCTTCGTAACTTGTTGGCTAGGTTCCAGCGATTTAGTGCCAGTTCTTCCAGCGTCACGTCACTGCATTCCATAAGCAAATCAATAGGCGCTTCAGGTGGCAAACGAAACGTCATGGTTTGGGTCTCCACCCCCGGTGCGGCGTATTTATTACCTGTGCATTACATTTGTCAACAGTACCGGCAGTACTAGCTGAGGAAATCGTGGGCATCGAGAAGATTAGCGCAACTACCAAGCTCGACCCTGTGAATCTCCAGTTCTGCCAGGACATTGCGCGCAGCTTTGAGCCTTTCGAGGTTTCCTTGTCGTCGTTGCTGAATACGTTTGTGACCATTCTTCGCCTCAAGGTTGCCGTGGGAGAGATTGATATGTCTCCGATAGCTTTGCAACGTTTCTCGCGTCATTTAGGTAACGAAGGGTTCTCCCGTAACTTAGGTAACGAGGGGAAACGGGCATGAAGCGCGACTGGACAGAGCTAGCGCTGTTCTTTATCTGCGGCTTCGCCTTAGGTATCGCGTTCGCGCTTGAGCTTGTGCAGAGATTCGGCCAGTAAAAAGGAGAGAACGATGGCAACCGAAACGGAAAGAGACTTCGCGCAAGAGGCATTCGATAACGCCATATCGCGTAAGCCTTGGCTACTCGAACACCGAAGCGATCCGTGGTACGGAAACCAGATCACAGTAACGGATAGCAATCACTGCGCACTGTGCAGAGTTCCCCCATCCGGCCCGGAGCAATTCAAGCTAGCTCGCCTAATCGCCGAATCCCCTAAGTTGCTGAGTATTGCAAGGCGATGGGTCGCCCTTGATGCCGGGGCATGGCATCCCGAGCGTTATGCGGCAGAGAAAAAGGAACTCATTGCAGACACGGAAGCGGTAATCGCAAAAGCAGAGGGCCAATGAGAAACCTTACTGCAGCGGATTTGGGATTAGACACGTTGAGTCTGTCGAAACTAATTCTCGGCATTCCGCCAGTTTCGGGAAGCGCCCTAGTCGAAAGGGCCATAGATGAACCCACCTATAGGGGCCACGTGTCGAACGCTAGCGGCTTACCGGGCTCGGGATCATCGCGGCGCACCGAAGGGGCTGCAATATCCACGGATGTGCAGCCCCAACAAATCCGCCATCACGAGTTCAACGAGGAACAGCAATCAGACGGCCCCGACCCTTACGACGCACAAATAGAGAGCGAGATGGAAAAGGAGGGCACATGACGCCCACAAAACCGGCCCCGGCCCAGGAATCGTTAGTGCCACTGAACGGCGATGCCGCGGTGATTGTCCGGCCCACTCCCATAAGCGTGCTTCAGCAAGCGGTTGAACGTGGCGCCAGCGTAGAAACGCTGGCGAAACTTTTGGAGTTGCAAGAACGTTGGGAAGCGAATGAGGCCAAGAAGGCATTCGAGGTAGCTTTCGCAGCGTTCAAGGCCGAAGCTCCAAAGCTGGAAAAGACCAGAGAGGTTGGCTATGAAGGCCGAAACGGAGGAAGCCGAACCTCCTACAAGTTCACGCCGCTAGATGCCATCGCAAACACTTTGGGCCCCATCTTGGCGAAGCATGGACTGTCCTATAACTGGAGGCAGGAGTGCTCCAAGGACGGAATCAGCGTCACGTGCGTCCTGCGGCACACACAGGGGCACTCCATAGAGAATGGGCTAGGACCAGCCGGCGCGGACACTAGCGGATCTAAAAACTCAATACAGGCTATCGGCTCCACTGTGAGTTACCTGCGTCGCTACACCCTGCTCGGTGTGTTGGGTATGGCCACCAGCGATGAAGATTCAGATGGCATGACGATGGGGAACGCCGCGGATTGCCTCGAAAACATCAACCTCGCCTCCAACAAGGACGAACTGGAGCACGCCTACAAGGAAGCCATCAAGCAAGGCTTGCGCGAATCCGATCCCAAAGCTATCGGCATATTTATGAAGGCACGCGAGAAGCGCGAGAAGGAGTTGAGCGCGTGAAAAGAGCCGAGGCAGCAGCGATTGCGCGAGCAGTAAAGAAGTCAGGCGTTAAATTACACCGGAATATAGGGCTATACCGTATTTGGTGCCAGATGCGCAGACGTTGTGATGAACCAACACATCGGCAATTCCCAGATTACGGCGGCAGGGAAATCAAGGTCTGTGAACGTTGGCGCAACTTCCACAATTTCGTTGCTGATGTTGGCCCGAGACCGCCCGGCGGATTGCTGGACCGCACGGACAATAATCGCGGATATGAACCTGGCAACTGCCGCTGGGCGACTAGGACCGAGCAGAACAGTAACCGCCGCAACTGCATCTTCGTAATCCTTGGCGGTGAGCGCGTCACTCTCAAAGAGGCATGCCGCCGAAAGGGTCTGTCTTACCGCCCCATTCATAAGAGGGTATATCGGGGATGGCCTATTGAGCGGGCGTTGGCTGTTCCGGTAGGTGAAGCATGAACATTGTGGATTGCGGAGGCCAGCGAACTCAGGAATGGTTCGACGCCCACCTTGGCATGCTCACAAGTTCGCGGATTGCCGACGCCATTTCCAAGCGCAAGCGCGATCCCCACCAACCCTTGCAGGCATACCTTGATCTGCGCTTGGAACTCGCCGTGGAAAGGATCACAAAGAAGCCGAGTGCGCACTTTGTCTCTTATTGGATGGAGCGTGGAATTGAACTAGAGCCACTAGCGCGCGCTGCGTATGAACTGCGCTCCGATATTAATGTAAAGCTAGTCGATTTTGTCCTTCATCCGAACAGGGACAGTTTGGCTTGGGCTGGATGCTCACCAGACGGACTCGCTGGAGATGAACTCATCGAGATAAAGGTTCCCAAGCCGGAAACCCATGCTGAGTACCTACTTGCTGACTTTGTGCCAGCAGAATACTTGCCTCAAATGCACTGGCAAATGGCGTGTACCGGATGCGTCGCTAATACGTTCGTCAGTTACTGCCCAGACTTTCCCGAACCTCTTGACCTGTTCATCTGCCGCCTGCCACGCGACGACAAACGGATCGCGGAAATGGAGGCGGAGGCAGTCAAGTTCCTTGCGGAAGTTGAGACGGTAGTGGTGCAACTGAAAAGCGGACTGGAAGGCGTGCTGCGTAA